TAAAGAGGAAAGAAAGAAAACAATATCAGGAATAACGCTACAAAAGAAGTGAAAACAACAAACCAATTCCTATAGAAACCCCCAATTACCCCAGAAACAAAAAACAATACAATTAATACAATCCTCAAACCCTTCTCAAATTTTCTTGAATTCATAAAATAACGACGATACTAACATATAAAAACGTTATCTTCCAAGTTCTAAAATGCCAGAAATAACATTCCAAGAAGCTAAAGACTTTCTAAGCAATATAACATTGTTAAGAATGTTATGAAACAAATTGATGCATCATCACGTAAGCTGCATGATGCAATCGAATGTCATGCAGAAAAACAAATCGAACGTCATAGTGATTTAGAGCAACAAGAAGCTCAGATTAAAGAACAATTGTTTAAACAGCAATTACTTGAGCAAGAATTGCTTAGAGATGTAGAGCGTGTAAAAGAAAATATCTCAAACAAAGAACATGCGTTTAATGAATTAAAGAAAAAAGTAATTAATACTGAACATGTTAATAAACTTGTTAGCTCGAGAATGAAAATTGAACGCATTGAAAGAGCATTAGTCAAAAAAGACGCCGAGTTTGTTGATGCCAGTGGTCAGTTAATGGTATGTGAACAGAATATTATTAGACTCAAACAAGAGCAAGATGAATATATAGCAAAGCGTGATGAATGGCAAACTTTTGAGTTTTTAATTAATGCATTTTCAAAGCACGGAATACCAGCACAAATTCTTATAAATCAATTGCCGCTTATTAATGCTGAAATATCTCGTATTTTGCATGATACATGTGATTTCACACTTGTGTTTGAAACAGATGAACAAACAAATAATGTAGACATCTATATTGACTATGGTGACTCGCGACGACCGATTGAAACAGGTTCTGGGATGGAAAAAACAATAGGCTCTTTAGCTATTAGAGTTGCTCTTTTAAATGTTTCATCATTGCCAAAAACAAATATGCTTATTGTTGATGAGGGTTTTGGAGCATTGGATGAAACAGAGCTCGAGGCATGCAATAAATTCTTAATATCTCTTAAGCGTTTTTTCAAACACATTATAATCATTTCACATATTGATTCTGTGAAAGATATTGTTGATGATATGCTTGAGATTACAAAATTAAATAAAGATTCAAAGATCACATATGAATAATAGAACATGGGAAAAATTAGATGACACTAGGGTGTTTTATAAACATCCGGATGGTTTTATTGTTATTAAACAAAAAGATAACAAAAAATTAATCATGCCATTTGTTTGTCCTGTGTGTAATACATTTATGAGAGAAATGAACGATTCAGACTATTATCGTATATTTGAATGTTGTTCACATTGTGCAATGAAATGGGCAGAAGGAATTAATCGTGAAAAGTGGTTAAGTGGCTGGCGTCCATCAAAAGATGAAATTAAAAATGTTGTGTATAGAAGAAAACAACCAATGTCATAATAATAGCCTATTTATTGCTTAGGAGTCAACGAAAATGGAGATCGCAGAAAAGCTTAAATATCTAGGGCAAGCAACAGACAGTACTTGGGGGCATGCTTCCACGGATGCCACATGTGCAACAATGTCAATAAAAGCATCAATGCACGGCGAAGATGGATTATCACTATTGTATATTTCTGTTATCAATCTGGGCAGCATTTATGAAATTGAGCAAGCCAAAGCAAAAGAGCAAAATCTTGCGATAAAAGCAGTTGACAAATATATCGGAGATCTTAAAAAAGAATTCAAAGAATTATCAGGAAAAGCATTGAAAGTAAAAAAAGTCAGTGATGATGATTCTGTTGAGCTTATTTCAATGTCACACTGTAGCCCGCGTAGGTTAGCTTATTATCGATTTACAGTTGAATATAACGCTACGGTTTAATTTATAGTCGCCGCATATTTATTAATGTGGCAGTTGTAAATAAACAAGCACAAATAAAAGAGATCTTAAAGTGTGGGAAAGATCCGTTATATTTTATAAACAAATATGCACGTATTCAACATCCCAAACGCGGTCTCATTCCGTTTGATACATTTGAATATCAAAATGACTGTGTTAATGATTACCTAGAACATCGCTTCAATGTAGTACTTAAAGCCAGACAGCTCGGCTTATCGACAATCACGGCTGCGTACGCTGCTTGGTTGATACTTTTTCATCGAGATAAACAGGTATTAACATTAGCGACAAAAAAACCGACAGCAATTAACTTCACAAAAAAAGTGAAGATAATCATTAAACACTTGCCAAAGTGGATGGTCTTAGCACAGACTGTTATTAATAATCAACAACATGTTGAATTTGATAGCGGCTCATGGATCAAAGCAATTCCGACGTCAGAAGACGCAGGACGATCAGAGGGTCTAACATTACTAATCATTGATGAAGCGGCATGGATTAGAAACTTTGATGATCTATGGACTGGTTTATATAGCACGTTGAGTTCCGGGGGTCGGTGCATTATATTATCAACACCGAATGGTGTCGGAAATGAATATCATCGTATTTATACTGACGCAGAATCAGGTGTCAATGACTTTAATCCGATACGACTCCCGTGGCATGTGCACCCAGAACGTGATGAAGAATGGTTTGAAAAAGAGTGCAGACAACTCGGGTCCAAGCGCAAGATTGCTCAAGAATTATTGTGTGTGACAGCAGAGACAAAAATTATTACACCATGCGGATACAAAGAGGCTCATGATTTGTGTGTTGGTGATAAGGTCTTAACACATAAAGGACGGTTTAAAAAGATTATCGGAACAACGTCTCGTATTTTAGATCTTAAAAAAGAAAATATATACGATGTCAGCACTCCTGGAAATCGTCAAGCAATGACTCGCGTGACAGGAAATCATCCATTGCTTGTAAGTCGTTTTAATAAAAATAAAAGATTTAATGCTGGATTTTGGGATCAATTTAAGCAAGAGTATGATGTTATTGGCAATGAATTTGTACAGACTAATACGTTAGCAACAGAGACATGTCATATTGTTGGGCATGTGTCACCATTATTCAAAGATGAAAATATAACAAATGAACTACAACAAATAGATTTTGCTGAATTAGCATCATGTGTCAAAACAAAAAAAATTACAGTAACTGATAACACAGTAAAATATTATAACCAACGTGGCAATGGAACAAAGAGATTTATAAAAGTCGATTATAATCTTGGTAGATTTATTGGCTTGTTTATTGCAGAGGGAATGATTCCAAAACTCGATTCTGGTTATATTAGATTAGCATTTCACACTGATGAACGTGATACGTTAGTAAAATTTTGTTGTGACTATCTTGAATCACTTAACGTGTTGGTTCGACATGGCAGTCGTGAAGGTACAAATTGTTATATTGTAGAATCACATAACAAATTAATTCGTGCTTTAATGAATTATTTTATTAGTGGAAAAAAATCACATAAAAAACATTGGAATATGGATCGTGTTTTAAGTACAAATAAAGAGTTTATTAAAGGTATTTTAGTAGGGCACTTCCAGGGTGATGGAACGCATGATGATAAAATAACAAATAAGTTAAGACTGACTAGTGTGTCGGCAAGGCTTATCATGCAAAATCGTACTCTGTTGACAATGTTTGGACATTTCCCACGTGTTATTTACGGTGCTGGTTCTCCATGTGGTTTAGAAATTGATAATGTCAATGGAAAACCACTTGAGCTTATAATAAACAACACAAAAGAAGCAATTGCAAAGCCTGGTACAAGACTAAGATTAATAGATGATTTTGTTGTATGTAGAAAACCATTGTTGCAACGAGTCAATAATGAATTATCGACATTTTATGATCACATTCCTGTCTTTAACTTTGATGTTGAAGACGATCACACGTATGTCACGGAATCAATAGTTGTACATAATTGCGACTTTGTAGCATCTGGTGAAACATTTCTGACACAGGATGATCTTGATCATCTCATGGGAATGATTAAAGATCCCGTAGAGAGAGCCGGTTTCGATAGAAACATTTGGATATGGGCCCACCCCATGCCCGAGCACAAGTATGTTATGTCAGCTGATGTGGCCCGCGGAGACAGTAAGGACTTTTCAGCATTCCATATTATTGATACAACAGCAGCTGAGATTGTTGCAGAATATAAAGGTAAGATCCCACCTGATAATTTTGGTGAGATATTAAATGAATATGGTCTAAAATATAATAATGCTCTATTAGCACCCGAGAATAATACGTTTGGTTGGGCAACAATCACAAAACTACAAGGTTTAAACTATCCAAAATTATATTCTGAGAATTCTAAAGCAATTTATATTGTTGATTATGTGCCACAATATAATGACAAATTACCAGGATTCAATACAAATAGCAAAACACGCATTCAGATTTTAACAAAGCTAGAAGAAATCATTAGAAACAAACAATTAAAAATTTATTCTAGTAGGTTTTTTAATGAGCTAAAGACGTTTGTATGGAAGGGCCAGAAACCACAGGCACAGAAAAATCATAATGACGACCTCGTCATGAGTCTTGCCATAGGAACATGGTTATATGACGCCTCTGCAGAATATAGCAAAGATGCTGACACACTCAACAAAAACATGTTAGGTGGTATGTCAGTTGAGACAAATAACTCAGAAGAGATCTTGCCCCAACAACAATCTAATTTTGTTAACCCATTTGCCCCACCAACAAATCCTTTTGGCAATCAGAAACAACCACAGCCACTAGTGCAGAGAAGCGATGAACTCTACAAATGGTTAATATAAATGAAATGGGCGATGACATCAGACCAGGAGACATAATTATCGTATCTAAGTCTTCTGATCGCCTATTGATATGGAATACTGATGACCACATGGATGTCGAACTTATTGATTGTGTCATTGAAAATGAGTGTATGGTTGTCATCGATTCTAAAATAGAGGTCTCCCGCGGAGTGCGTGGGATTATGTTATTGATTATGACCCAACGTGGGCGAGTTGGTTGGACATACCGTCATGGGATAAAGACAACAAGAAACGATTATAACATTTACCCAGCCATATAATAAGACTATATTTATCAAAAGAGAATACTTGACACCGCACAAATGTGTCGAATGATAAGCAAATGGCAAAAAATACAAAAGAACTTTTTACTAGACTAACAAGACTTTTCAAGAGTGGACCAATTGTTCCGAGGAAAGTTAAAAATATTGAATCACACTCGGCCTCATCTGTGCTCGATTTCTTTAAGAAAACACACAGTAGAGCATATAGTGAGGTGATGGGAAATTACGGGACGTTCGATCGCATGTGTGTCGATCTTGATACAAAAATTCCTATACCTGGAAAAGAAAAATTTAAGA